TACCAGAATTGCGCAAAGTGTCTAAAGAGGAAACATCCAAACCAAAGGAATACGCCCAACGCTTGTAATAAGCTATATCGCTGTCGAAATCCGTACATGGTTCTACGGTATTCATTGCTTTACTTGCTATTGCAGTCTTCAACCCGCCGCTAATCTTTCCGCCGTTGAAGTTATCGCGAATATAATAAGGCATAGACTTCCAGCCCTTCGCACGTTCTTCAATGCTACTGATGTAATCCCGAAAGGCTTTAGGTACGTCCTTAACTGTCCGTCGTGAAGGAAGGCTTTTATACTGTGCGCCCTTAACAATCGCTTTTAGCCTGTTAGCCCGGTTCTTGTTGTATTCGTCGTAATCCGCCATGATGGGAACGGCGAAACAGCGGCATTGTGGATGCCACCCTACGAATTTGAATGTTTTCGGGTAATCCCCTGCCAACGTGTCGCAAATATCCACGAACGGAACGGGTTCGCCTTTGGAGTTCTTTATAGTGTGGTTGTTGCTAAGCATTACACGAATACCCACAATAAAATCAAGCTGTTGCCATCGTAAGTATTCGCTTTCCCGGTACGCCATGTTTATTTCGGTGCGTGTCAATCGCTGGGCGTTCTTTGCTGAAGAACGGTAAACACCTTGTCCGGGGTGGTACATCTTTGCCGCCTTACTTAGTCGCAGGTTGCCGCCTTTATCGCGTACTCGCCTATAAAGTCGGTCGGGTTCATTCAAGTATTGTCGTAAATCACGGCTTAATTGCTGTGCGCTTTTTCCTTCCCCTAATCCTACGTCTATGCCCAATTCCATAGCGTCTTTTAATTCTTCGGCATACTTCCAAACCCTTTGGCTAAGGTTCAAACCGTTTTCTTTACATTTCTGAAATGCACTAAGGGCTTCAAGGTTACGCGCTTGGTAACGTTCGGCTTCTTCTTTGGTTAGTTTGGAAGTCCGAAGTATGGAAGCTAAAAAAGCGTCGTTCTTCTGACATGCTGCCAGCC